CGCCCGTAGGCGTGTTATCTGGTCAGTCTGACTCCCTCTCAAAAGAGGAGCAAGAAATAGCATTTATGCGAGTAACTTTTCGCTAAATCTATGCAGAGTTGAAACTGATTCAGTGTACGTCGATCTCCAATAATCGGAGACGGAGTTTTTGTAGCTTGCAATCATCGCATTTCTGCGAGTAATTGTAAATCTACTTCCACTTCCTGTTTGCTTTGACCACAATGGTCTAGGCGGATTCGGGCGCAAATTGTGCATGAGTTTCCTAAAAAGGAACTCACGTCCTTTAAGAGCCCGCGGCCGAAGTATCAGCCGTCGGTATTTCCACACACTTGCCCTGTACGCAGCTCTTTGCGGCATACGAGCGTGTATGTAGGAGTCAAATTCAGTATCGGAACGTGGACCCTCTAGGCGATTAAGCCTTTGTGGTATCCACTTTTTCATGTTCCTAACTGTTAATGAATCTTCTACGTCCCATCTTAATGACAGGTGTCTCTGCAATCGATTTACATCGACAAAGAGTCCTGAAACATCAGATGGAATTTCAGCGAAGAATACCGGTCTCACAGGTTCCCCTTGAATCCAGTCTGTGCCACAACTTTCACGTACAGGTCCAACAAAAAAGGACTTTTCCGCGTTGATTGTGAACCCAGCCAGATTGAGAGCCTCAACGACATGTTCAACTAAGCTTTTACGTATGATGAGATCATCACCATACACAGCGAAGCTGGATCTGTCGAAAGACCCGTATACCTCTCTCATCACCCCGTATATTAAGGCGGTGAAAATTGAGGTTTCAAGCGCGAACGTAAAACCATTCCCCATCGACGAGATCTTCTCATAAGAGATCGTCTCACCGTCCAGCTCGCCTTCCGGCGACCGGATCTGAAGGAGATAGTCGTACCAAACAGGGGGTAGGAGTAACTCGCATACCTTTCGACTAATTGTGTCGGAAGCAGCGGACAGGTCGATAGTACAAAAACTATCATACCCGCCTATTTCTGAACCCTGTTTAGCCAGAACCTGATTTCTTCCTTGATGGTCGAGGTCAACGCCCCACCGTTTTAAGCGGCGGCGCATAAACCCGTCAACACCAAGTTGGAGGTAAAGGTTCATAGTTGGCTCTATCGCGATTGAACGCTCAGTACGAGCGTCCTTCGGGACGAAAGTGATTCGATTACCTGGAACGACCTCTAATACAGAGGACCAGAACTCTTTCCAATTAATTACCTGCCATGGGTTTAACCCCGTTTTCTGGCGGTAACTATCTTCAAGAGCACCAATCCATCTTGGGTCATCCAAGATAGATAATCTAGCATACCCGAGTGCTGCCTCAGTACACGAGTAGGGCCATTCAGAGTACTTATGATACGTACTCGTCAGGCCTTCCTTGGTGTCCAAAGTGGCTCCGGGTCCATGACGTGACCTATCCGTCAAAACATCATTACTAGGTAAAACATCACCTAGTAGCTTCTGTAGGAACGAGCGTGCATACGTAAAAACGTTACACACCCACTCCGTCTCAGCTGATCCCAATTCTTTATAACCACCATGGTTATAAAGCCGGCAGGAATCTTCCGCGGCCCTGAATTTTTCTAGGGCAACAGCGATCCTTTCGGACTTAGAGGTTTCAAACTGAAATTTCTTGAGAAGCGCGGCTAACTGGAGTTTCGCTCGCCTTTTGGCAAGCAATTCGCCACTTGGGGGTGTACTCTGTAATCCCCAATCCTCTGAAAGTTGTAGGACATCCTTTACCGACCGTTTCCGGACGATTTGGGTGACCCTACGTTTTTCACTTTCTGTGAGGAGGTAACCTAGGTCCTCGGTTAACCAACCGAGAACTTTCCAAGGATAACTCCCTGGAAGGTTGAGTCGCAAATCAATCTTAGATTTGTGACGGTTATCGTTAGATTTAGACTTATTTTTCATGAGTCCTCCACGATGCCTTAGCTACGGCTTATTTTTAGGTTGATCGGACTTGCCAAACAGCCTTAGGACGAATTTATAAAATCCGGCCATGGCTGCAATAGCAAGCGGTATTAATTGCGTGATCCATAAACGATCTTCTTTGTTTAAGGACATAGCGTTACACCGTTAACTGATCAATCAAAGCTGCGACTAAAGCGTCGTCGTCTAACAAGCTCAGCCCACGCTGGCGAAAAGCCAACGTTTGTGCGGGCGTAAGCCCTACTGGGATTGAGAACGACACCTCCATGATGGCCGGCGATGTCAGCGTTGTTTCGCTGTCTACACCGACTACCGTGAAATCCTCTGATAATTTGAAGGCAGATTTTCCAACGCCTTTAAAGTTACCATTGGGCTTAGGTGGCGTACGATAAAACGAAATCGTGTCGCGTGCACTTAGGCTATGATTCTCGCCTATGTATATGCTACGATTTAAATACTCCTCGTGACGGGTATAATCCTGATCCACGAGGCCCGTATCATCGTTCTCTTCATCAACCGATAATGTAAAGTCATTAGGTTGCATAGAAACTCCTTTCGTACTTTCGGGGTCTACTTCGAGAACCGTTCTAATTACTTAAAGAACGACCTCAAAATGATCCCAAGGTCTAAGAGTTTAGGAGCGCTCAGCTTCACATTGAAGCGGGGCACAAAGCTCCGTTGTGGGTTGACTTCTCTTGTAGTTGATATCACGGATTTAGTGTGATACGCACCTACACATTCGAACTTTTCCTTGAAGTTATATTCTAACTCAGGATCGACGAATGAAGTGTCAACCTGCGTAGTGTAAGTCGAGGTATCCTTTACCACGACCCATGAGGCTAGCTCCTCTATACCCACATTGGGTGTCCAAGAAGCTATCGTTTGTCCGACATTCAGAAACCAGTCGATGACAAATGAGAAGGGAACAATTTCCCAAAGCATTTCCAACGGTTGGTCCAGTCCCCACACACCTAAGTGGGTCCATCTGACGTCAGCCAATACACCTGCTCGAACTTGTACGAGTCGTTCACACTTCCCTTTAAGGGTTGTATGTCCTACACCAGTGGTTTTACCATCGGTGTAAACCTCGTTCTCATCAGAGCTCTCCTGGTACCCTCTAAATGTTTGACGACCAGCCAGACCTTCGGCGCCATCTAAGGCGGCAATGATCTGTTTGGTATCATAAATCAAGGGGCGTATCGAGTATCGAGCTTCCATGTAACGGGCAGTATATTCCTTGCCACTCATCTGTTTTGCTAACGCATACAGATCGAGTCTTCGAATGGCTCTATAAATCTTACGGAGCCTTTTCAAAATGGCAAGAATACCAGCTACACTTTCACCGAATTCAGCGAGGGTGCATAAGACCGCAGCATCACTTGCGTCCGCGTTAGCGTACGCTTGCGTGACTGCCAGGTCTTTCATAGCATCAACGTTGATCGAAGGAGGTGGTGCATAGTAATCCACGTAGCCGGCACCGTCTGTCTTTCGACAGGCGTATAAGCCCGAAACGCTTCCAGATTGCTTATTTCCAGTGTACCGCCACAGACCACCACCACAACTATACCTATTCATAATATTGACTAGGTAAGAGTGTTCGTGATCTGCCAGTACTGTCATAACTGAGTCATAGGGGTTATTTATTATCTGACCCCTGGAACTCTTCATATGATACTGGGGAGTGACGATGTCATGCGTTATCTTGTGCGATCGGGTGGTATAACAACTCGTTTGATAAGTTGTTGGACCACTAACGATCTTCCAAGGATCTTCGCATGTGCCCTCGTAACCACGTCCTGTGGTTTCGGGGAGGGTATAATCCCCATCGATCTCCTC